ACAGGATCTGCACCGAGGTTAGCAGCGTTCATAGCGGAGAACAGCACCTTAAGATCTGTGATAATGTCAGCCGCTGTGTCACCAGCAGAAGCGGTTGGAGTAACACCAAACAGAAGACCAGGAGGCCGAACACCGGCAACAACATTGGAGTTATCCAGCAATGCCGTATCAAGGGCAATAGCTGTGTCATCCATAATTGCGCCACGAACGATACCTTCAATAGAAGGTGTAGACTGTTGGAGAATTTCCTCAGTAAAGGTACTGATAACAGCAGCCTTATAACGATTCAGCGTTTGTGAACCCAAAGACATACGTTTAACAGGAATCACACCACCTTCACCGACCCAAGAGGCCGACAAATCATTCAACGGAGAATCAGGTGCGCCAGCATTTCTGCGTGGAATAGTGATGGAATTAAAGCCACCAAAATTCAGAGGAATGCCCGCTGCACGAAGATTCGCGTAAACAGATACCGGCTGAAGGTCTTCCAGGAAACCCTGAAGATCATCTTCTACCAGTTCTGCAGCCCAACCCGCTTCAGTCGTAGTTGCTGGAGCAACAGCAGTTTTTTCATAATAAGCAGAAACAGCAGCTACCCGATCATCCTTACCATATGTTTGTTCAATAACCTGAGCCAACGGAACTTTCTTGATGTGAGCCATCAAGCGAGCAGTTGCCATCTTCACAAGCAACGAACCACCCTTTTCCTTTTTGGCTTCTGGACCACGAGCCTTATAATCAGGGCGACCAGTTCCAACAGGGACAGCTTTAGAAGCAATCGTATCTTCAATCTTCTGTAGGCTGGCAATAGATTTATTCACACTTTCCATCTCATCAGAAAGTGTATCAATCTCTTCAATTTCCTCAGCACTCAGCTCATAATCATCATCAGCTTCAGCAAGGGTTTTAAGTTCTGTTAGGCGATCCTTAATCTGGATAGCCCTTTCCTTTTTTGCGGCAATTCTTGCGGCAATGTTCATAAATTTCTCCTTAATGAACGGGTTTAGTTGATATCGGGCGTCCGGCGATTAAACTCGCAGTCCCTAGTGCCTTTTCTATTTTTGCGAGAGGCGCAGCATTCTGACCTATGGAATCGCATTGACAAAAAAGTTTACGGAATCGTGTTTCCTCAATTCCAAAGGATTTGCCAACCGCCAAAGCATTGGGATTAGCAGGTACAGCAACCACGCTACATTCATGCAGCACAGTTTTCAAAAATTTGAAGGGACCCCAAAACTTATCAGCGTTTTCGTCTATTGGCTCATATTCTTCAGGCATAAAACCAACTGAAACAGCTTTTAAAATTCGCTGTTCCAATAAAGAACGAATAGTGTCGATTTCTGCGGAAGTGCCTGCTGCTGCAAGTTTCAGTTTGCCCCTGAGCTTTTTACCTACAATACGAACATTTTCCCACGTACCAATAGGATTATCGTGTTTGTGGTATCCCAATGCAATAGGATTACTTTGGAAATCATCCAACTGCCAACCCTTAGCAACGATAATATCACCCATCCGATCAACCGTTTCATCTGACATAATAAATTCAAATGGGTCATCAGCTGACTGAGTGCCTTTTGTATAGACCATTTGGCCTGGAACTACTTTCTGCCTCATAACTTTTTCCTTTCGTTGACATACCGAGGCAGATATGCCATCGGGAAAAGTTTCACTGATAAAGCCCCAGGAGTCATCTACGGCTTCATCAGGATCAAACTGTGCATGTATATGATACAGCACATTACCCTCATCATCATCTTTGGAGCGATATACGTCTACTGTAAAATCATGTTCTTCACACCAATCGGCAGCCTCTTCTTTTGTATAGACGGAAGCCTTATGCCAAATAGATTGAATTACGTGTGGGCTATCTTCGTTTCTTTTCATTTGGCTTCCTAGAATGGAAGCCGGATTTACTATCGCGCTCATTGTCGCGATCACCTTGGCGTCTTTCGCGTTTTCCTGGTCTATTATATATAAACATCTAGAAAAACCCTCTGGGTAGAAAAATTACAGTAATACATATAGTATACCACCATGTCCCGACGGCTACAAGGACTATGAATAACTATTGTTATACTGAAAGAACTGCTGTATAATGTAGTTATAACTTTAACTCACAGGACAAATATTATGGGGTTTTTCAAAACATTAAACGCTTGTATCGATTTAGCAGAAATGTTAACACCTAAACCTGAAATTAAGCCACCAAGCCAGCCGCCCTCACAATATCAATATAATTATGATATTGGTGAGTTAGCTCAAGATGGTCATTGGAGCGATAATAAAGACCTTAATCAAATGTATTTTGATATTTATGGTATACATGGAAGTAATTATAAATCCATGTCAGATAAATTATTCTTTGAAGGTAGGGAGCGCATAGATAATATGTCAATAAAACAATTATTAGATACAAGCCTCGCAAGTTTACACCCAGAACTATGTTGGCACTTATATCATTGCCTTAGAGAAAAGGTGTCATAAATGCTTGCTCTTTACTCGACATTATACTATACTGAGGGTATGGTTACTACTCGCCAAAAACTAATTCAGGAACAACTGCTTAGAGAGCGGCGTGAGCGGGAACAAGCTAAAAAGAATCTGGAAAATTACAGAAGGCAAAAAGCCAACCAGAGGAATAGACGCTAACCTATCATTGCGGCTGCTTCGAAGCCTTCGTTCGCATCACCCTCACTTACTGGGAATATCGCCATTACCATCGCAACAAGCGGGTCAATCCTTTGGGTTGACTTGCTTTTATCTAATTTGACATTACCTGATGGATCTCTAACAGCGATGGCATTGCTCGCAGCTAAGTTAAGAAGAGGGTGTCCACCATGGTAAATTCTACTAGAAAGTAGTAATGACTGTACAGCTTCACATCTTGGTGAAAAATCCTTATAACCCTGACCAACAGGTTGCCATTCAGCCCATCCAGCAAAATTAACTCTATCTGCTGCAGACTTAAACTCATTTATTCTCCATCTATCAAACTCAATAGTTCCTATCTCAACACCCATATCATCTTCAATCTCGTCACGAATAATCGTGGCAAACACTTCATAATCAATCGTTGCTCCAGGAATAGTAAACATGAACCCTTTATCAACCCAAGTGTCATAAGGCGCACGATCACGTTTAGCCCGAGCTTTTAAACCTTTCGCAGGACAGAATACATATGGTTTAACATGAATGATACCTGTATTAGAGTCTTGGGCAGCGATAACAGCCGCTGTCAAGTCGTTTCTACTAGAAAGGTCAATACCTATAGACACAGGGTTATTCAAAAATACTCTATCATCTATTGGGTGATTGCACTGTTTCCAAATGTTAGGAGCTAACCACAACATCTCCCTAGATACACGTTGATTTAAAAGTAGATTACGTACAGAATTCTCTTTCTCAGGTAAACGAACAGCTTTTAACATCTGCTTTTCAACATCTTTTTCAGATCTAAATATACCTATCCCTGGATTGGCATATTTCCAATGTTGTTTATCCATAAGGTCGGCTTCAGGTGGAGCACGATAAATGTGACATACAGTTCCTTCAGGTTTACTTTTCTCCGCATCATCAATTTGTATAGAAAGGTAATCTGCATCAGAAGGAGCTTGTGTAGAGATTGTGATAAACAGCGGGTTTTCATAAGAACCCTGACTGGTCTCCAGCATACTGATATAATCATTAGATGGACCGACGATTTGCCCTGATTCGTCAAGAACAATTAAAAACAATGATTGACCATGTCCCGTTTTAGCTTCGGCAGACATAGCAAAATATTCAGTATTTTTAGCTAATCCAGTGATATGTTTAGAAGAAGGTACGATTTTAGTTAAGTCAACCAACTCAGGAGTCATCTTAATCATACGCTCCATCATTTTAAATATCAAAGCGGCCTGTTCACGTGAGTTAGCTGCGCTTGCGATACTACTATTACGAACAGCTAATGGACCGACTAAGAAGGCTAATATGATTATAGCAATTAAGAACGTTTTACCGTTCCGCCGTGCCACACTGAGTATAGCATTGGTTGTTTCAACATCATTATCAAATATAGCATAAATGAATGTCTCTTGAAAGTCCTCTAAGTGTAGTGGATCACCCCGTTTAATCCCATCAGGAACCTTCAAATACAACTCAGCAAAGGCCATAACCTGTTCAGCATCGGTAAGTTCCCCACCATCAACTAGGACTCTCCGCCACTCACGCATCTTAGGGATTGGACCACAGACTATAGCCTTTTTAATCTCTGCTGAGAGTGGTCTAATAGGATATCTTATAGGACCTTCAATCTGGCCGAGCAAGTAAGTTCCCCTTATCAAATGTAACAGTGGTTTCTTTAGCTTTCCGTTTACTCACATCACTTCGTTTTGCAGGTTTTTCCCTACCTTCTTTAACGGCTAATCGCATACTTTTAATTGTGGATAGCTCTAAAGACATAAGACTTTTAAGAGCCACCACTTTTGGATTAATAGCTGATGCACCTCTACTACCGATTATAGTTGTACCTTCTACCTTAATATCTTCGATAATATCGTCTAAAATACAGCTTAATTTCGCAAGGTGACTAACAACAATTACTTCATGTTCAAACCAATCTTGTAATGCCTTTCCTTGAGCATAGCTTTCAAAATACGCTCGTTCCCTCAATTCCATCGCAGGTGTTGTCGCAAGAGGCTGTAACATCTTTTGCGAATCTGATAAATTCTGTACATCTGTTTGTCTAGAAGTTGACACTATTATCTCCAATCACTACCAACAGGAAAACCATCATCCAATACCTCTTCTACTATATAACCTCGCCCTTTTTCGGCATGTTTGGCGTTATCACAGGCTCGACAAAGCACTTGTAGGTTGTTCTCATCCATGCTAAGATGTGGATGTGTTTTCGTTGCTTTAATGTGGTCGACTACAGGGCTGAAGCCATTAGCTCTCTTACCTAAACACAATTGACCACAGTTTCTACAAGTATAGTTATCACGCCTAAGAATCTTCTTTTTTAACTTTTTCCATTCCAAGTTTCTGTAATTAAATGTCATACCTGTATTATAGTAAATCTCGTCCCTACCTGCAAGAGCTTTTTTATCGAATGAAAGCTTCTTATTTGATCGCCCGATTATAAAAATGAG